TTGTTAAATCAACTTTAAATTTTCTAAGTTTTTTAAAGTTTTTTGCTTCTACTCTTTTTATTTTTCCTATTTCCATTTTTTTAGTTATTATTAGTTAGTATTTATTAGTTATTAGTTAGTATTTAATTGCCAAAGATACTGCGTTTGGTGTATATGTTGCTGGTGGAATTTCTTCTCCATCAGTTGTTACATAAATATCTCCATTTTCCATCATGCTATATGCCGTCTTCATTTGTTTTTCAAGTTTTTTGCGTTCTTTGTCTAATTTTTTCCAACCGTCATAATTTTTATAAGAATATTGACCTGAACCAGTCTTACTTACTTTAACACCGTATATTTCTAATGTTTTTTCTTGATATTTTTCAAACTCATTTATTGCTAAATGTTTGACTTCTTCTTTGGCTTGTTTAAAAATTTTTTCTGTTTTGCTAAGCATAACAAACAATTTTAATGCGTCATCTTCTCCTTCTAATACTCTTTGCACTGCATTGTGAACCTCTTTTGCAAAATCAATATTTAATTTTGGTTTAGGAATTTTTCCTAAGTTTAATGTATCTCTCATTTTTTTTAATTATTAGTTGTTATTAATTTTTTTTCTATTAATTTTTTTTCAAAAAGCAATAAATCTTTATCTGTCGCTTTTTTGTCTCCAAATAATTTCAATTTTAAGCTGTTGTAATTTTCTCTTTTTTTTTCTAAAAATTCGGCAAAATCTTTAAAATCACTCACTGTCCATTTTGCACTATTCTCTTTTTTTAAATTTTTGTTATAGATATTGAAATAATAAGAAAACACAATATTATTAGGATTGTGCAAATAAATATGGTTTGTTTTCATGTAAATATGTTTTAATATTAATATTAGATTTTAATATGCAAATGAAAATAAAATATTACTATGCTTATTAAGATTTTTATAAGGATCATACTTATAAAAATCTTGCCTTTCAATAGGACAAGATTTAATTTTTGAAAATCCAATTATCTATAATGGATATTTTACGTCATCAAACCCTGAAAAAAATAATATCTTTTTTGCTTAAGATTTTTCATAATACTTAAATTTAAAATGAACAATTATTTTGCAAAATTAAAAAATCATTTTGAATAAAAAAATTTATTTGTAATTAATTTTTTTATTAGTTTTTTTTTCGTTTTATTTTTCTCGCTGTACCTTTGCAATACTAAAGGTTTGAGACAAAAAAACAAAGATGAAAGAAATTAATAAAAAAAATAATTACAAATAAATTTTTTTATTCAAAATGATTTTTTAATTTTGCAATTTATTTACAAACTATTAAAAATTAAAAAAATGAGTGTAGATTATTCAGCAAATTTCGGAAGTTGTAATTGCATAATAATAAAAACTTTAAATAAAAACTAAAAAATGGAAACAAATTACACTTTTACAGAAAAATACAATCAATTATTAAATGTTTATGAACAGCCGAAAACAAGTGTCTCACAAAACGAAGATAATTATTTTTTCAATAAGAACGGCAAAGAAATCGGAAATATTCCAAAAGCAACTCCGATTTTAAAGAATTGGTTTGATTACAAACCCCCTTTTTTAGTTGTTTTAAGCGAATCTATTGAACTTTGGTATTATGATTTTACAAATATACCAAAAAAATCCATTAGTATTACTATGCTCACTTATAATGAGTATAAAAAATGTATTAATAAATATAAAATAAAATAAACTATAAAATCATGAAACCAATAGAAATTAAAAACATTTTTGAAAAATCAGATATAATAATTCGTTTTTTCACAACAAATTTATGCAAAGATTATTTCTTACTTATTAGAAATAAAAATCGTTTCATATTTAATTATGAACAAATTATTTCTATAAAAGAAAATGAAAATGATTTTTCAATGAAAACAACTCGGGGCGAGTTTGGTTTTAATAAACCAAACGAAATAATAAGGTTTTAAATTTTTATAAGTTATGACAAATAAAGAAAAAGAAAAATTATATAATTATTTATCTGACGGTACAAAAAAAGGTTTGGAACTAATAGATAAATTAAATTATGTTCTCGAAAAATGTAAAAGTAAAGAAGTAGGCTTTGATAAATATGATAAGCAATTAAGGGAATTAGTTACTAATTTAGCTATGTTTCAATTGGAGTTTATAGATATTGCATTTAATTTACATATAAATAATGCTCTGTCTTGCGGTTATTCCGATTTTAAAAAGAAAATAGATAAACAATTATTAATTAACGAAAATAAATCAAACAAATCTACGAAAAAACAAGTAGATAAAATTTTAAAACAAATGGCAAAAAGAAAGTCATTAACAAAAAAAGTAAGATTTGAAGTTTTTAAACGAGATAATTTTACATGTCAATATTGTGGGAATAAAGCTCCTGAGACAATATTAGAAATAGACCACATAAAACCTATTTCAAAAGGTGGAGACAATGGTATTATGAATTTAATCACATCATGTTTTGCATGTAACAGGGGCAAGTCAGATAGAGAGTTAAAAGACACATCTATTGTAGAAAAACAAAGACAACAAATAGAAGAGTTAAATTTAAAACGGCAACAATTAGAAATGATGTTAGAGTCGAGAGATGTAATTAAGAATAATGAAAATATGATAAACCAAAAAGCAATAGATTATTTTAATGAATTTTGGAGGGAGAGTGAATTAACAAAAGCATCAGAAAAAAAATTATCTAAATTAGTAAAAAAATACGGGATAGTTGATGTATTAGAAACAATAGATAAATGTTATGAAAAATATTTTTATAGTGAAAATAATGAAAATGAAAATTTCAATAATGTTTTTTATAAAATTGGAGGTTTTTTAAATCTAAAAAACAAACCAGAATATATAAAAGATATCGCGTATATTCGTGGAATTTGCAGAAATAAATTTAATTATTTTAATGATAAATATTACTATGTATTTATTAACAAATTTTATAAAAACAATGGAGATTTAAAAGATTTAATACAAAGTTTAAAAAAAGGAGTTTTTGCAAACTGGAGTTCTTTTTCAAATAGTATAAACGAATTTAATGATGAAATGGAGGACGGAAATAATGGCTGGTAGAAAAGACAAAAATACAGTTGATTATTTTCCTCATTATGTAAATTCAGGAAAAACAATGTTTATTTTGGAAAGTAAATTTAAACATGTAGGGTACTCTGTTTGGTTTAAAACATTAGAAATTTTAGGGAAAAATGAAAATCATTATATAGATTTAAGAGATGATACTGATTTACTTTATTTAGTAAGCAAACTTCAAATAACAGAAGAAAAATTAAATGATATTTATAATTTGCTTGCAAAACTTGGAGCTATAGATATTGATTTGTGGAATGAAAAAATAGTATTTTCAGAAAATTTTATAAAAAATATAGAAGATGCTTATACTCGCAGAAAAAACAAATGTATGCAAAAATTAGATTTATGTACGCATTTAAACATTAATTGCGAACATAAATTAAATAAATTACAGCATAAAACGACAAAGGAAAGTAAAGGAAAAGAAATTAAACAAAAGAAAAAGCACTTTGATTTTTTAAAAACTTTTGGAGATAAATTTTCTTTTTATAAAAATGAATTTAAAGAAATTTTTGAAACTGAATTTTTGGAAGTAAAAAACAAAAAAAAGGCGAGCGTTACTGAACGAGCTTTATTGTCTCAACTAAAAAAGATTGATAAATTTTCACAAGGCAATCACGAAATAGCTTTTGATATTTTAGAAAAAAGTATAAATTCAGGTTGGACTGATTTTTACGAACTCAAAAAAAATAAAACAAAACAGCCAGAAAATCAAATTTCTAAAAAAACAGAAGAAATTGATTATTCAAAAATAGAGGGTTGGTAACAATTAAACAAAAAAATATTATGGAAGAAATGATAAACGTAATTTTGAATTACGAAAAAAAACAATCAAATTTCAGTAAAAAAATATTTTTCAATACTATTGATAAATTAAAGGCGAAACCAAAATCAATATCTAAATGGTATAATGATATTTTAACAAAACAAAAAAGAGTAGAAGAACGACAAATTTTAGATAATTTAGCATTGCGAAATTATACAAGAAAAATCAATTTGTCAAAAATTCCTATTTTCAATTTACAAGACAAAGGAATTTATAAAAATGCAATAGAGCTGCTTTTAGAAATTTTACAGACAAATGAGCCAGAAAACAAGAAATGGATTTTGGATGTAAATAAAATTAATACTATTTTGTTATTAGCTTGGTTCGTAAATGACAAAGCTACTTTTGATGCTATTTGTAAGAAAAATAAATTAAAAAATTTAAAATTTGAAAAAAATTTTTATATAATTGGAGAACGTGGATCTGGAAAGAGTTCCACGATTTACGCTCTGAATGAATTAATACAACATTTTTCAAATAGAAATGATATTGCAAAGACTCGAATGTTTAAATTTATTGAACAAAACAAAATATCAAATACATTTCGTATTGAAGGAAATATAAACAAATATACTTACAACGAAACAATTGGAGAATTTCAAAGCAACCCTATTAATATTATTTTGGACGATTTAAAAATTACAGATACAACACAGAGTTATGGAACAAAATTTCAAGAAATTTTATTGCAATTCTTATACGATCGATATTCAATTTGGCAGTTTGGCAATGCTAATACTATAATTACAAGTTTAGTGCCACCAGACGAACTTGAAGGACATTTTCCAGCTGATTTATACGATAGATTTATAAAACAATTTAATATTTTAGTTTTTAAAGACAATCAACGAATTAAATAAAATGAAATATTTTAACTATGAATATTGTAAAGCGAAAAATATCATCAAAATATAGAATATTTGACAAAGATACGAATATTGTTATAATGAATAGTGTAGAGTGTGTTGTAAGATATAAAAAATATACTGAAATAAAAGAAATTGACATCACTGAAATAGAAATTTCAAATATTCCAATAGGTCTTTATGTAAACTGTGTTCAAAATAATTATTCAATATTATTTACTGATTTTGAAAATTACAAGATTTTTAAATTTTCAAACAATGCAATTGCCACAAACGAACTTCAAGACGTTAATTTTTTAATCTTATTGAAGTATATAATTGAAAATAAAAACAAATTTGAAAATATAAACTAATACTATGAAAATATCTGATTATGTTAATCACAATATTGCAGAAAATGGAGATAAATCTTCTTTTGAAACAATACTATCTATAATGGCTTCTGACAATTGCGATATTGTTATTTAAAAGATTTTGATAAAATAAGTAATAAATATAAAAACATAAATTAACAATTAAAATATATTTAAAATGATTTATAACAAAACAACAAAAGAATTATTCCGAAATATCAGTTTCGTCTCTCCTTTTTCTATTTTCAAAATGAATATTGATATAAAATTAAAAAAAATGAAAAATTATTTTTATTTTTTTCCACAAAAAAACAATGTTTGGCACAGCTCTCAAATAAAAAAAGGAAAAAACAATGAAACAATATTTGTATTTTTCAAACACAAAACTTTATATTGGATTTGGAAATGGCAAATAATTGTGACACATTCGCGAGGTTCAAGCCATCGTAAATTGAGCGATTAACATTGTTTATAACGGCAACTGCTTAATTTAGTTGCTTTTATCAGCACAAAGTAGAATTATAGCACATCGTTCAAATTGCATGCAAGGTAAAACATTTGTACCTTGCAAAAGCAATTAAATTTAAGCAAATGTTATGGTTTTTATAATCATTTTATTGTAAAATATAAACATTTAAAAAAATAAAAATATGTATGCAGATTACACTTATAATAATTCATTAAATGCAGTTGATTTATTTTTCGGACTTGAAAAAGGGGACAAGGTTTTGAATAAATTATCAAAGCAAATATATGAAGTTGCAGACAATCCCCGTAAAATAGAGAAAAATGAAAAATCATTAATTTTGAATAATTGTTTTTTTGAAGTAAATAGGAAAAGGTTGTTAAAATCAAAAAGTGGCATAGAAAGTATATTTTTATTTTCTCATTACAATCATATTGAATATTCAGAAAAATACCAAAAGTTAAATATTGGCGATATTCTAAATAAACCATAACGGCATACTTGCTTGAAGCTTTTTTGATTAATTCAATTGGTTGAAGGGCTAATGCCATCTTCGATTTTAACAGAGTCAGATGAGTTGCCGTATGGTATGTTTAAGCCGATTTTAAGACCTCTTGAAGATTTATTTTTTAATTTAGATATAACCATTTGAATATTTAGAAGATTTTGCAGATACTGAAACTGAAAAAATGTTTTTAGATATTATCGAAAATCAAAACACTAAATTCATTTTAGAAAAAATTCAATATGCTCCATTTTCATTTATTCAAAAACTTTTAGAATGGCATTTTGATATTTTCGGGCTTATTGATGCAAAATTAGCCGTTGATATTAATTGTTTATAACGGCATACTTATTGGTTTTCGTTTGCTTTTTTCAGCACGCACAATGTTAATCAATGGTAAGCCGTTCAAAATCAAGATAAAAGTTGCTATTTGCACAACGAAAAAAAGCAAATGAAATCCAATAAAATGTTAAGAACTCTAATTTTTATTATCAAATGGAAAATGCAAAAGAAATAATAAGGTCAATGTTTAATTTTTTTTCATCAGAAAATAACTTAAAACATTATGAAATAAGAAAAGAATTTATTGAAACTTTTACACCTGTAATCATTTCAATGAATGAAACATATTCTTATATTGTAGAAGAAAAACATATTTTAAAATTCGGTTTTAGATTAACAAGTTCGATTGTTTTTCAGAATTATAAAAAATCATATTTTGATAAAAATGAAAATATGATTGAATTTGATTTTAAAAACAGAAAAATGTCAATTTCAAACGCAAACAATGAGGATTTTTATCTCATTAGAAATGCAAAAATTAACAACCTAATGATATTTTCATCAATTATGGTTTCGTTAGGGTTTAGTTGTTGCTAACGAATAGGCATATTGAAACGTGCCTTTTTCAGGCATGTTTTTAAATGCCATGTTATAGCTTTTATTTTTATCATTTAATCAAAATACAATCTTATGAAAAATCAAATATTATTTAGAGCAAAATCCGTTGAAAAAAACGAGTGGGTAACTGGGTTTTATACGGAAGAATATGATATATCAGTAAACAAGGAAGATAGTAATGGTTGCATTGTCGAATGTGGAACTCGTAATAGTTATTCTATATTTAATCAAGATAATGAAAAAACATGGACAGAAGTAAAAAAAGAAACTGTTGGTCAATTATTCGCAGGAATGCCAGCGATTAATTCAGATAAACTTTTTCAAAAAGATATTATTCAAGTTGAAAACGAAAAATATCACTTAGATAACTTTTTCGATTGGCATATATCTTATTCAACAATTCAGAAAGAAATTACATTAGTCGGCAATAGTATTGACAATCCCGATTTATTAACGGATTGCAATTAGCTATAACGGTAAACTGCTTTGATTTGTAAATTTGTTTTTCCAAATTTATAAATACAAAGCAAATGTTATGCACTTCATTGCATTTCATTTGCTTATCAAAATAGAATTTAATTATTAATCAAAAAAAATATAAAATTATGACTATTCATTTTTATTTAAACAATGAAGAAGAAACTGAAATTACAGCGTTTTACGATATGAAATCTAACCCATTTAATATTAACGATATTGTCAGTTTAGATGTTGAATGGATGACCCCAAGATTAGAAAAACAATTAAATTTAAAAAAACCAGATTTTAAAGCTTTGGAAGAAAAAAGAGAAAAGTTAAGATTGAAAAATATCAAATTAATAAAAGAATTAAAATTTGTTACAATAAACATAACGGCAGGGCTTGTTGCAGTTGTTTTTTCACTGCCCAAGTCAATTTAAAAGTAAAACGTAAATATTAATCAACAAAAGCAAATATTAGTACAATTGTAAAAAAACAATTGCAAACAAGCTAATGTTAGCATTTTTTTTATCATAACAACATGAAAGAAAGAAAATTAGATTTAAAAAACAACGATAACCATACATTAGTAGAAGATAAAACTGGTATTATTTTAAAAAATATATCAAGAGTATATAAAGAGTTAAATATGACTTTAGGTATTTGCCTCGACCAGTTAAAAGTAGGAAAATTAACTGAGGGAGATAAAGCAACCTACTTGGAATTGGCAGAAAATTATGTATTGACATTTCTTAAAGAATTGGGTTATGAAAATATATTAGCAAAAAAAAATAATGATAGGTATGCGAAAATAAGAAGTTTAAACCAAGAAAATAGAGAGTTGCGAAAACAGTTAGGTATGAAAGTTAGCAACGAAGATTTAAGAGAGCGTTTAAAAATAATTAAATATAGTTTTGAACAATGGTGGAATTTATATGGATTTGGGCATATTTCAAATTTTTATTTTACTTCATATTATATTATAATAGAATTATCTGGAAGTGTTTACGGCTCAAAAAGAAAATGTAAAGTTAATTTTACAAAAGAAGATAAAATAAAATACTTAAATGAGCTTGGCTTTGCTTACGATGAATTTACGAATAGCATTTGCAGTTCTGATAAAAGTTTTGATTTATTAAAAAATCTTATTCAAAAAAAATATCCAAGTGCCGAAATAAGTAAAATAGAAACAAGTTTTAATGAAAATTTTACTTTTGATAAGATTTTTGTAGAAATAACAAACTTTGATGATTTTCAATAGTATTTTTATTAATGCTAACGGCATAGTGCTTATGCTGTTAAAATTTATTTTTCTTAAATTTTAATTGCATTAAGCACCATGTTAGGCTCTTTTTTTTATTCATTATCAAACTTATCAGATGAAAATAAATAACAATATAGAAATTACAAACGAAAGCAATATTGAACTGATGAAACGGTATTTTGATAATCATTTCGATTTGGCTATTGTTGACCCCCCCTATGGTATTGGAATTGATGGACAAAAAGAGAATATCAAAGGTAAAAAATCAGATAGAAAATTTCACAAAACAAAAAGATGGGATAAAGAAATACCACCGGCTGAATATTTTACAGAACTTTTCAGAGTTTCCAAAAATCAAATTATTTGGGGTGCAAATTACTTTGTAGAACATTTAAAAGAAGGGCATAAAGGGTGGATTATTTGGGATAAAGCTCAGCACGGTTTAACTATGTCAGATTGTGAGATTGCTTATAGTTCTTTTAATTGTCCAACACGAATATGGACAAAGAACAGAGCTATATTGAAAAAAGACGGCACACAACACCCGACACAAAAGCCTATTGATTTATATCAATGGCTATTAAAAAATTACGCAAAAGAAAATTATAAAATATTAGATACACATTTCGGAAGTGGTTCACACGGATTGGCAATTGATAAAATGAATAAATATGATAAAATGAATTTTAATTTGACAGCTTGCGAAATTGACAAAGAATATTATCAAAATGCAATTAACTGGCTCAAACGTGAAACGGCTATTTTGTCGCTGTTTTAATTGAGCCTAACAGTAACTGCTTTATTTAGTTACTTTTGTCCATACAAAAGTAGAAATTAAGCACACCGTAGAAAAATACTTGACAAGGTTAAAATTTGCACCTTGTAAAAGCAATTAAATTTAAGCAAATATTATATTTATTTTATCAATATGAACGGAGAACTAATTTTTAAAGTCGGAGAGAATAACAAAAACTGGTTAGGAATAAAAGTTGAAATGGATTTATCAATATTTAATACAGATTATAATGGAGATTACGAAATAGAATTGAAAGCACTCGGGTTAGAAAGTCTGTATTACAAATATTCAAGTATTTCAAGTGATAAACAATCTTTTGCAGGTCTTATAACAAAAATGTTTAAGTTAAACTACATAAACAACGAAGTAATTGCAACACTGAAGGCGAAAACACAAAATGTAGGTATGCGATTAATTTTATTTACTGAATTTCCAGAAATTAAACCGTCTGAAAAATTTATTAACAAAAATGATATTTATAATGAAATTTCATCAAAATTAATGAAATACGCGAAATTAGAAAATGAAATTGTTGAAATATTTAAAAACATAAAAGATTTTGGAATAACAGAAGAAGGATTAAAAGAAAATTTCTTATACGATATTTACAAACAAGTATCGGAAAGTTAAATGTAGCAAATATGGGCTGGTGGAGTTTGCTTTTTTTTTCAACGGCACAATGCTAATAATCAGCACAAAGTAAAATTATTAATCAAATGTAAATATTTGCACTCACGTAAAAAAGCAAATAACGTGCAAGCAAATGTTATATTTATTTTATATTATCATGGATAAAATAAAACAATACATAAAAGAAAATACAGAAGTTATTGAATTTGCTGAGCACCCCGACCAGAAAGTTATTGATTTATATAATATCAAAGGTCTGTTGAAAATAGCAAAATTTTATCATACTGGATTGAAGGATTTATTAGGGCAAGAAATATACAATGGAGATGAATTGATTGTTTGCAACGGCTCAATAAACAGTATTAAATGGAAGGACAAGCCTTATAAAATCAAATATACTTTAAACAATGGTTTTAATATGCCATTTTTTTGTTGGAATAAAAAAGGTAAAAGTTTAATGAATAGCACCCACTATTGTTTAAAAAAAACAGATAAAAAATTCTATTATATTGAACTGACTGAATTTGGTGTAATTCCAAATACTTTTTTTTATTCAAAAAAAGGAGTTTGCAGTTTTCAAAAAGCATACTTTACAAATGACAAAAAAAAATTAAGACTAATTGCAAATAAAATAAAAGATTACAGAACTGAAATTTGCAAATTATAGTCAAATATAACGGCATACTTATTGGTTTTCGTTTGCTTTTTTCGGCATAATGTAAATCAATGGTAAATCGTTCAAAGTCAGCACAAACGTTACTATTTGCACAACGTAAAAAAGCAAATGAAAACCAATAAAATGTTATAAACTTTAATATTAATTATTGTGAAAATATCGAAACTAAAATATATCAAAGACATGGTATTTTTAGTAAAAAACAATTAGTAGAAATAAAAAAGGACAAGATTTTCAGACGTTTTTTGAAAAACTAAAAAAAGACCCTTATGATGAAATCTTCTTAAAAGAAGTTGGAGTAAAATGGTTTGGCAAATTTTATTCATTCTCATGTCCATTAGCTACTGAATGCGATTTGGAAGACTTGAAAAAACATGACAGTGAATATTACGATGAATGGAAAAACGAAGAATATGAACCAAACGAATCAGGTGGGAATTTAATGATAATTTACGACGATGGTGTTTTGGGTTGTTTATAACAGCAGGGCTTGTTGCAGTTGTTTTTTCACTGCCCAAGTCAATTTAAAAGTAAATTAGAAAGATGTCTAGTTTAAAAAGCTGAATATTAAGAAGCATCTGCGTATCTCATATTAACTAATTTGGCATTTGCAAGACGTTTAGCAAATTTACTATAATTGTAGTATAAAATATAGATTAAAAAAATAAAATGACAAAACAAAAAATAATAGATTGGCTTTTGCAAAAATTAGATAATAAATTGAAATTAGAATTTATAAAAATAACAAAAAATGGATTTTGGAGAACAAAAAATAAATATATTTCAGATGAATTTGTTTTTCAATTTTTTGCAGTAAGAATTTTAAGGCAAAATAATTTTACTGTTGTAGTAAATGAAAAGTCTGGAAATCGTAGTTTTTTTGAACAATTTATTTATAAATTGGTAGGTAATAAGTCTGGAATTCCTGACTTGTTTGTTTTATCAAAAAACAACGAAAAAGGTTATTTTTTAGAATTGAAAAAGTCAAAAAATGAAATTTACAAAAAAAATGGAGACTTGCGAAAGTTGTCTGACACAAAGGAAAATCAATTAAGGTTTATTGACAATGCACAATTATCAGGGTATAAAGCGACTTTCTTGTATCCTGAAAATTTAAAAGAAATATTTGCAGATTATTTTGGTATTGAAGTTTGAATTTTTTATATTTGCAATAAAAAATTATGCTAAATTTAAACGAGAGTAGGCGATTGCAAATAGCAAGAGCTTTAGATATATCAAAAGAAGAAGTTAAGATTTTTGACAAATTGATTACAAAAAGTCGTTTGCACGAAGAGTATATTGAAGAAGAAAAAGTGATAAAATTTAATAAAATAAAAAGTTATGAATGATAATTATTTAATGCCATTTGGCAAGTACGAAGGCAAAGCACTGGTTAATGTCTCCGCAAGCTATTTATTATATATTTACGAGAACTTTCCAAATTTAAGCAGTAAATTAAGAAAGTATATAGAAGAGAATATGGACGTTTTACAAGAAGAATTGAAATGAAAAAAAAGACTAAAACATGTAAAGTTTGCGGGAAAGAATTTTTGTCGTTTCGAACAACCCAGAATTACATAATGAAAAAAAATTAATAATTGTTTGTAGGAATTGTCATTTGGAGTTACATAATGATAAGGAAAGAAATAACGAATTAATTTCAATACGAAACTTAAATCAAATATTTGATATATGAAAAAACAACCAACACCTGATTTGCTTGTTGCAATGAATGATTATGGTATTGTTTCAATTAACGAAACAATTATAAGTTATGGTTTCGCAGGTTGTATTGCTATTTTAATTAAAACTGAGAAAGACAATATACTTTTTCATATACGAGCTGACAATAGTAGTTTAATTGATTTCCTAATAAGATTTTATAATTCAAAGAGAATCAAAAAATGTGTTCAGTTTTTACCTGAGAAGTCAGGGAAATATGAATTGAAACCTATAAAAATAAAATCAAAAATAATTAGATACAAACCTAAAATATTTGACAGAAGCGGTGATATTGTAAATTTCGCAAAACTTTTAAATATAAAAAATAGCGAATTGAATTTGCCAAAGAGCATAAATTATTTGGGCATATCTAAAAATAAATTTATTTTTCATAACTTAATATTAAAAAACTATAAATAATAATAAAATGAAATCTATTGAATTTTTAACAAAAAAAACAGAAAATCAAAAGCAGTATATCAAAAATTTAGAGAAGAAGATACATTTGTTGGAGAAGAAGAATGCTGAACTTGTAGCGATTAACATTTCAGATACTGGCGATGCTTTTTCTAATTGGCAAGGCGAGTTTGACGATTTGAGAGAAGACCGAGACAAATATAAAGAATCGTACAATAGTGTTCGTTCCGATTATTCTCATATAGAAGATGAATATGAGAAGTTAAAAAAAAAAGAAATTTTACATGAAAAAGTTTTGGAGTTGTCAAAAATGGCTGGAGAACAAGGTTTCAAAGCAACGATAATTCTTGAAAAATAATTAGCATTTTTTGCAATTATAAAATAAAATATTATCTTTGCGTTACATTTTTTTAGTTTAGCCTGAGTTTTAGTTGGCTTGGGCTTTTTTAAATTTATAACAATTAATTTATAACAAATGGAACAAAGACAAAAAAAACACTTAATAATTATATATTGTGAAACTTACAGTAATAAAACAAAATGAGTATGATTATATTTCTGCAAGAGAATTAAAAAACTCTCTGGATATATCTGAAAAACACAAAATTTGCACACTGGATAAAAAAACAAATCAAAAGGGCTTATTTAGAAATAGATAAAGACTTTTTGGTTTTAAAAACACAAAGCGACCTTATAAAAGCTATGCGAAAAGTAAACAAAAAGCATAAATCAATAAAAAAATCATTAATTCAATTAGATAGTAACGAACTTATAAGGACTGGTGTAATAGATTTTTTTATGGCACTTGGTAAAAACAAGGAATATGCAACAAACGATTACAAACAACAAAACATATTTAAAAATTAAGATATGAATATCAAAAAAAGCAAAATCAAAAAACTAAAAATCGGAGACAAAGTTAAAACGTTTTTAAATTTAGAAAAAAGTAAAAGAAATTATAAAATTATTGATATTATAAACAAAAAACAAAATATCGGAATGGGTCAATTTTTAAACCGCACAAAAAATAATATTTCGCATTCCTTAATAATTTTAGACACTGGTAAAAAAATCAGCGAGATATATTTAATAAAAATAAATTAATGACTTTACAAAATGAAGATGTCAATAAAATAATACCCCAAAGTTAAGTTTAACCCTTTTTTTAGATTATGTTTGCAACTTAAATATAAAAATATGAATAATTTTAAAATATCCAAAAAAGGTAAAGATTTTAACGTAGGATTAAAAAAAATATCAAATAAACAAAAAGAACAAAAAGAATTTACTGAAATAAGATATGATTATACTTCAAAACTAAATATAACTTTTTTTGAAGTAATTAAAACGCCAAAGAATATAAAAAGAATACCAGGAAAAAACGAAACAGCAATATATAATACAACAAACAATATATCAAGCTCTGAAATAATAGATAAAATAAACTTAAAATTTAGAATAATAGAAATTACAACTACTTTTGTAGTAATTGATAAAAAAAATATAGAATTATTAGAAAAATATAATTTTAATAAAATAGCAACTCGGTTATATTATGGAAAATACGAAAAATATAATGAATTAATAAGAAAATTGAATTATAATGAAAAATTAATTGTTAATAGTCATGTAAAAAATTTCCTGCTTAAATGTGAAAATGAAATTTATCTAACAATATCTACTTCTGCGAATCCAAAATTAAGCGACCAATTTGAAAATTATATTGTCGAAAATAGTAAAGAGAATTATGATAATTTATTGAGATATTATAGTTTTGAGAATACAAAAATAAATTTACAAATACCAAAAAAAAACGAAAAGTATGGTTTTTTTGATGTTCGTAATTTTACAGGATTGAATATGTTAAATATAATTGCAAAAAAAGAAAAAATAACAGACTTGCATTTATTTATTTATAGTACAGGGAAAAAAAATATTGCGGAAGTTAAAAAAATAATTGAAAAATATAAAATTAAGAATATTACTTTTTTTTTATCAGGTTTTATTAAAAGAATGTTGACATATACTTTGCCTGTTTACTTTTCAATATCTAATAATATAAAATTTTTTAATCATCATTCAAAAATAATTCTAATAAAAACAAATAAAAATTATTATTTTATAAATTCATCAGAAAATTTAAACTCAAATTCTAAAATTGAACATACTGAAATTTTTAATAATAAAGATTATTATAATTTTGTATTAAGTTTTGGGAATAAATATTTTAAATAATGGCAGCCAAAAAAGGAAATGAACATGGTAAAAGGTTCTCATCAGAATATCAACCTCCTGAAAAATGGACAGAAGAAAATGCCTTAATGGTTGGTTTTAAGTTAATTGATTGGTTACGAGAAAAAGATGAAAATATTTTTTTTAAAGAATTTTTACATATAAAAAATAAATATCCAAAAAAAATAATACCTTATTTGTCTAATAAATTTAAGTCGTTTTCTACACTTATTGATGATGCTAAAAATATTCAAGAAATAAAGTTGATGAAATATGGAGTTCTTGACAAGTTAAATGCTACAATGACAAAGCTAACTTTAATTAATAATCATAAGTGGATAGATAAAATAGAGACAAAACAAGAAATAAATCAGAACATTAATTTAAGTAAGATTAGAAAAATATCATTTAAAGACACAACAATTTCGGAGCATGACATTTAGCAAGAAATATGAAATATTATTTGATATTTTAGATTATGATAATATCCGATACATTCCTATTGTAGGAGGTCGTGGTAGTGGCAAATCTACAGCTGTAGCACACCTTTTGCATGATATTAGTTTCACAGCCCCACATATTATTTTAAACACTCGATTTACGATGGCAAGTGCTAAGGATAGCGTTATAGCAGAAATGGAAAAGACTATTCTGGTGCGAAATAGTGAAAACATGTTTAATAGCTCGGGAAATACATTGCATAATTTAAGCAGTCAATGTAAAATTATTTTTAAAGGTCTCAAGGCGGGTAGCAAGCAACAAACTGCAAAATTAAAATCCACCACAAACCTTAATATTTGGGTATTAGACGAGGCAGAAGAGTTGCATGACGAGAGCGTATTTGATGACGTGGACGATAGTATAAGGCGTGTGGGCATGCCAAATTTAATTATTATGGTTTTAAATTCTCACCATATAACAAAAGAACATTTTATTTACAAAAGATTTTTTGAGAAAAAAGGTATTAATTGGGGTTACAATGGAATAAAAGACAATGTTTTATATATTCACACAACTTTTTTAGATAATTGGAATAATTTAAGTAAATCGGCACAATATAAGATAAAAGAATTAAAACTAAGTTTTGATTTATTGAATAATAAAAATGAACTTTTAAAAAAAGGAATAATAACAAAAAATAAATATTTAAAATATGAAACGGCACACGAACCATACTCGGATAAATATAGATATAATTATAAGGGCGAATTAAGAGAAAAAGCCTTTGGAGTTGTCTTTAAAAATTGGAGTTTTGGAAACTTTGACAATAGTTTACCGACTGTTTGTGGGCTTGACTTTGGAGTTACCGACCCAGACGCACTGGTCAGGGTTGCAGTTGATAATAGACTAAGAAAAATTTACGTAGATGAATTAGCATATCAGAACAAACTTTCTACAAGCCAATTGTTAAAGATAGTGATTGAAAAAACAAATAAAAATGAATTAATTGTAGCCGATAGTAGCCGCCCCAGAACTATAAACGACTTTAAATCAGAAGGCATTAATATATTACCGTCAGTGAAAGGTCGGGGTTCTGTTTTGAGTGGAATAAAAAAGATACAAGATTACGAATTAATAATAACAAAGCAAAGCAAAAAAGTTGCTAATGAATTAAATGCGTACAAATGGAAAATTAACAAAGAAATACCAGAAGATAATTTTAATCATTCAATAGATGCAATTAGGTACGCTTGTGAGCGTTTACCGTTAAAAATAATAGGAATAAGTAATGAAATAGAAAAAGTATTGAATTATGAAATTTACGAAACTCCCCCCGATAATGCCATGCTCAAAGGGTACGGTATAAATACTGTTAGACCAGACTTTGCTGTTGAAGTTTTGCAGTTTGAAAAGAATTTATATATTAAATTGGTCAAGTTTGATAATTCTTTAAGAAAATATATATTAGCAATTGACGGCAATCAAATGTCTCAAAAATCGCCGTTGTTATTAGATTTAATGGCTGTAAATAAAAAAGTATTACATACTTCAAATTACAATTTAGAAAGCACAGCGTCTGTTCTTAATACTTATGCTTTACATATTGATAAAAATAGTAATGAATTGATAAATGAATTTGAGACGTTACATTTTAATGAGACTAATAAACTTGTTTTAACTGGAGCGGAATTTATTTATGGACTTTTAAATGTTATTTCTGCTCGTTGGCTATTAAAAATCAAATAGAAATTTATAATAAAATGCTATTCTTACACTACAAAGATACATATTTTTTTGTAGTGTTTTTTTAATTTGATTATTAAAGCATTGAAAAAAAGATTTAAAATAATCAAAATAAATGCAACCTTTTTACAAAAAATACGTATAATATAATAAAGACTTTAACCAACTAAAAACTAAAATTATGAGCTTATTAAAAAAATTATCAAAAAAAGACAACAGCAACGAAGTAACAAAAAAAGATGGCAATTTAACAATGCGAAGTATTGAAGGAATAAACCATTATGCACACAAACAAGAAGATGGAAAATTTTACCCAACTTATACAACTGGGTCTCGCAGAAATAAAAAAATTGTAACAAATGATAATATTGAAACAATTATAAAAAAATTAGGGTTCAAATACGAAACTGGAAATGATGCGCCACGTGGAGGTCAAACTGGTAATTTTATTAAAGTTTCAAAATCTACTTTTATAAAAATAAAAGAATTGTTAAAAGACAATCAGTAATGGAAGGTAGGAAAGGGAATATAAGGGGACGGCGAAGGGCAAGTAAAAAAGTAAGAAAAATGCCAATTAAAGTTGATAAATTATCAGGAGAACCAAAAGACAATTAAACCAACTATCCAGCCCGCACTGAAATAACTGCGGGCTTGTGGGGGTAAAAAATATTAATAAAAAACTTCAAAAGCAAGTAAATACAATTTTATCAATACCAAATATAGACGGTAATATTACAATTAATATAGAAATAAAAGCTAAAAATAATAAACAATGAAAAAAGAACAGCATCATTTAAGATTACCAACAACTTTATATAAAAAGCATAAAACTATTTTTGAAAATAACAAGAGCGTTTCGTATGTTTGCAACGCTTTATTGAATCATTACAATTTTGGAGAGATTTTAATAATTTTAGACAAAGAAAATTACAAAAAAAGGAAGTTACAGCCTGTCCAAAAGATAAAATTAACAATATCAAAAAAAATTTGATTATTAAAGCATTGAAAAAAAGATTTAAAATAATCAAAATAAATGCAACCTTTTTACAAAAAATACGTATAATATAATAAAGACTTTAACCAACTAAACTAAACTAAACAAAATGACAACTTCAAAAACTCAAATTAAAAAAGTATTAAGAACTCAAAATGTAACTGAAATCTTTAAATTAGCAGCGAAAAACGGTGTGGACACTTCAAATAAAGTAGATGTACTTAATTTCATAAGAGCAAATTCGCCGTCTCAAAAAGTAAGCAGAAATGCTTATGATTTATCAGTTGGAGCAGAAGGAAAGAAAAATGGTTTGGAATATAGAATGCAGGACCTTTTTGTTGTTAATATGCCAGTAAAAGATACTTTGGCATATGCTAAACAACAAAAAAAACAAGGAGAGAGCAATTATTCAAAGAAATTAATTGAGGGTAATAACAACATTTACTGGGCAAGTCCAAGATATGGACATTTGGACTATAATAAATCAATTGCAATGAAAAATGATAAAAAAGGTAGAAAAATAATGAATTTAATTAATGATTTTTTGAAATTTTAACGAACCCGCGAACCAAATAACAAAAGCAGGCACAACTAAAAATTACAACAAAATTAGAGCAGAGCGTTAAAGAACGCTTGGAACGAGCAGAAGGAACGTTACATAAATAGCAATTGTTTATTTGCTTAATACTACTTAATATGGTACAATTAACATATTATTTCAAGCCAGACGTATTTATTAACAACGAATTTTCAGACTGGTTAAAAGTGTTTAAAACGGCTAAATTTGTAGAATATGCAGTGAATAATAAACACCACCCAAAAATAAGCATACGAAAAAAAGAATTTTATAGTAAAAAAACAAATTAAAAACTGAAAATTTAATAGACGTGGTTGGCGTTTCACGAGAAGAACGAAATTTGTTAATTCCAAAAATAAAAAAACTTTAAAGAAAAATGAACAAAGAAAAAATCAATAAAATATCAAAATTATCAGGGTATTCAAAAGAACAAGTAGTGGCGTTTTTTAAAAAAGCATGGCATACATTGTCTTTTAACGAAAAATTGTCAGATTATACCGAAGAAGATTTATTTACCTTCATTATAACAAATTATTATGAATAATACGATTTTCACACCAGTAAACGAACAAGTAGCGAGCAGGGTAGGTATAACTACTAACGAAGTAGAAGAGAAAAAAACGGCACTATATACCCAGTTGTTTCGGGTTGCAATATTATGAATAAAACAATTGTTCCGATTTTGAAACAAGCAGAAATAGTAAAAAATATTATTAATTTTATTGGAGACGTAGTTTTGCTCACCGATACAAAAAAGAACATTTGAAACTAATAGAACGGGAAAGCGTATTGGTATGGATCTAGTAAAATAGTTGTTCTTAATGTTTTTTATATCAATCTGTACTCAATTAAAAAGTCTTCTCCAAAAGTTTCAATTATTTTTTTTTCGTAATAATCTAATTGATTTTTTATGCCATAAAATTCGCACACAAATTGATTGTAATCTTTAACCATACCATTTACATTACTTATTTGTTTAATGCCGTAAATAACGGTTGAATGGTCTTTATTAATAAAACGTGCAATATTTGAGAGCGAATATAAATATTTTTCTTTTGCTATTTTAAAGAAATGGTATCGGCAAATGACTATTTTTTGCAACCTTGTTTTTTTGAATAAAATTTTTTTATCTAATTTATGGATTTTGGCTGTTCTGGTGAGTATTTGCTGCAATGTTAATTTTTTAATTGTTTCCATTCTACTATATTTTTAATTTCTGTTTTGTTTCCAAACCTACTCTCTCTCGTTTCTGTTATAAATTTTTTACTATCTTTATAAAATGTAGCTTTAACCCAGTCCAGAAAGTTCTTTGAGTTTACTAATACTTTTTGTGTTCGTTTTGGTAGTTGCATTTAATATAATTTTGTGAATAAGTCGGGTTGTATTTTGGTTTTTAGAGTTGTTTTGGCATAGCCGAGTTGTTTTATTTCTGTTTTATTCCTTAAATTTATTTCAGTTTTATAAAAATACTCTTCCGAATTTTCGCAAGCTATATAATTTCTATTTAGATTAATACAAGATTCTTGAACTGAACCAGAGCCAGCGTACCCGTCAAAAATTATATCATTTTCATTTGTGTATGTTTTTATAAAGTATTCCCAAAGCTCGGGGTTTGTTCTGTTTGCATGTCGTTTTTGTGAGCCTTTTGAAGTAACAAACCTATCCCTTTCATTTTTTATATCTAACCAATTAACAGGAGAACCAAAATTAGATTTTTCTTTTTTATAATCTTTATGTTTTGTCATTCCATACGTAGTACCTCCTGAATTGTTTTGTGTTTTTATTATTGCCTTTGGGTGTTTAACTTTTCTTGCAATAGGATTGTAAGTAGGTTGTTTTGCATAAAAAACAAATAAATATTCTAAACAACGCATCGGCATTTGTTTTGCATTTAAAAAATTTGAGTAGGTGTTTTTTTTCCACACCCACTCGTATTTAAACATTTTTCTATTTGAGTTAATCATATCAATAGCAAAAGGGAAGGTAGCTTTAAATATAAAAGTTGCATTTTCTTTGCCTTTTTGTTTCCAAAGTTTCCAAAGCATAGGTAAATTCTTAATAAAATCTTTATCCCATTCGTTTGCGGTTACTTCAAACGGCGGGTCTTGTAAAAACATATCAATACTATTATCTGGCAGTTGTTTGAGTATATCAATGCAATTAGCGAAATGAATTTTATTAATTAGATTTTTCATTGGAATATTTTTTAATAGTTGTATTTATAGCTTTTTTTTTCTTTTGTTTTGGAATATTTAATTTATCTAAACATGCTATAATTGGTTGTTATTCCTAATTCTTTTGCTAATATTATCAAATCGTTAAAGTCTTTTTGATTGAAAAAATGATATTGAATATAGAAAATCGGATTGTAATCTTTATTTTTTTTATTCTTAATATCTATATTAGATATTATTTGATTGTATAAAATTGAAATTTTATTTTGAATTTCTAAGTTGTAATTAATTAGATTTTTCATTTTAATTTTCAGAGTATCATTTT